GAACCTGCCTGTCCATGTCTTTTCCGACGCCCAGCTCCCCAACGAGAGCACCAAGGCCCCCATCTTTTACGGCGATCTCAAGGCCGGCTGCTACTTCGTGGAGTTCGCTTACCAGTTCTTCGACGCCAGCGCCCACGCGGGCTTTGTGAAGAACCGCACCCTGATGCGGGTGATTGAGGGCTACGACGTGATCCAGGCGGACGTGGACGCCTACTGCTACGGCCTGCTCGACCCTGCGGCGGCCAACGCGCCCACGGTAGATGTGAGCGTCAAGGGGACCGTCACCACCAAGGCCGAGGCGGCAGGCTGAGCGGTGAGAACCTATGGTGATCACCGTAGAGGAGGCGCGGGCCTACAGCCGTGATTACGAGTCCACCGACGAGGAGATGGCCGCCCTCATTGAAGTGGCAGAGAGCATGATCGACGACGGCATCCGGGACGGCTTTGACCGGGAGAGCCCCCAAGCGAAGATGCTCGCCAAGCTGCTGGTGACGGATCTGGACGATTATCGGGAGCTCACGGCGGCGGAGGCCAATTCCATGCGCTATCTGACCCAGAGCTTGAAGATGCAGCTCCGGTACAAGGATGTGTCCAAGTTGGACACATCCGGGGCTGGGGAGGTGTGAGGCAATGGCAAAGCGGGCGAATGCCGGTGAGCTGCGCACCAAAATCATGGTCTTTGACCTCCCGCGGGATGAGCACGGCGAGGTGGAGCTGGGGCCGGACGGCTATCCGGCTTCAAAGCCGGTCAATGTGTTCGGGGAAGGGAAAACCAGGTACTGCAAATGGGTGAACGCCTGGGGCACCGAGGTCTACACGGCCCGCCAGGCGGGGGTGACCGAGCCGGCCACCCTCACCCTGCGGTATACCCCGTTAATCACCACCACCTGCATCATCTACCGTGGGACAGATCCCAAGCCCTACGAGGTGATCTCCGTCAATGACGTGGAGAACCGCCACGCCTGGTTGGAGGTCAAGGTGCAGCGGAAGGGGGCCACACAATGACTCTCAATAAGCGTATTATCGAGGCGCTGGAGTCTCTGGGCCTTCCGGTGGTGCCCTGGATGGACACCCAGCAATATGAACGCTGCTTGATCTTCAACTATTCCGTCCTACCCACAGGTCACGCGGACGATGCGCCCGCCTTTGAGCTGTATCTGGTGCAGGTCCACTACATCTGCCCCGGCGGCTATAACTCACTGTCGGAGCGCAAGGCAGTCAAGCGGGCGCTCTTTCGGGCTGGCTTCTCCTGGCCGGAGGAGACCCCCGCCAATGACAGCGCACAGAAGAACCCCGGGAATAAGCAGCACTATGTGTTCGAGTGCCAATGGCTGGAGGGGACGGACGATGGCGCAGATGAGTGTTAACGGGCTGGATAGCCTTATGGATGATCTCATGGAAGCGGCGGACATCCCCGACGATGTGGCGGAAGAGATGCTGGACGCTGAGGCGGAAATCGTAGAGGATGCCCAGGTATATACAGGCATGAAAATGGGCGTCTACGACAGCGGAGAGACCCTCCGCTCCATCACCCGCGGGAAGATGAAGCGCGGGCGGGACGGCCGGCGCAGCAAGTATGTCTATCCTCGTGGTACCAACCAGAAGGGGGAACGCAATGCCACCGTCGCCTTTGTCAACGAGTTTGGAGCCCCCCAGAGGGGCATCCAGGCCCGGCCATTCATTCTCACCGCCAATGAAGCGGCGGCCGACGAGGCTACAGCGGCCGCCGCAGACGTGTACGACAAATATCTTAAATCCAAAAATTTATAGGAGGGACAAGTATGAGCAAGGTAAAGGTCGGGGCCAAGTACCCCTGTTTCGCCCCTATTGCGACGGAGCCGGAGAATGCGCTGCCTACTTACTCCACCCCGATCACGGTGATCGGCGAGCTGATCAGCGCCAACCTGACCATCACACTGGCCAGCGGCGAACTTTACAGCAACGACGCACTGAATCTCAAGGTGTCCGACTTCGTGAGCGGGCAGGTGGCCATGACAACCGACGGTCTGGACGACGAGCCGGCGGAGGTTATTTATGGAGCGACCGCTGAGGAGGGCCTGGTTAAGTACAATATAGGCGACGAGGCACCCTATGGCGGCCTGGCTTACTACTGCCAGATGCGCAGCAAGGCCGGAGGGATCTACTACAAGGGCTATTACTTCCCCAAGGTGCAGGCCGCCATGGGCAACGACAACAGCTCCACCAAGGGCAGCTCCGTGACCTTCTCCACCAACAACACCAACTTCACCGTGATGAAGGCGGAAAATGGCGACTGGATGCACACGGAGGTTCTGGACAGCGAATCGGCGGCCAAGGCGTGGGTAGCCTCTGTGCTCACCACCACTGCGTCCGGCGGTTGATATGAAGGCGCGCAGAATCACCCTGGCAGGCCAGGACTACTATCTGGTGTTTAACGGAGCCGCCATGTTTGAGGTGGAGGACAGGTTTGGCAGCTCCTCCAAACTGCTGGAGGACATCGGCACACCTGGACGGGATGGCTTCGCCGCTCTCTGCGGCGGACTGGCCATCCTGGCGGAGCAGGGAGAGCTGGCCCGGCGGGCCCTGGGCTATGACAAGGGGCCCATACTGGCGGAGGCCACCGTCTCCACCCTGACAATCCCGGCAGAGCTGACACCGCTTCGTAAGGCCCTCATGGCAGCAATTATGGCGGGCTACGGCCGGGAGGTAGAATCCGACCAGGACGTTGACCTGGGCCTGCTGGAATTGGAGCAAAAAAAAACGAGCGGCTGAGCCGGGCGCAGTATCTGCGACTTGGACTCGCCCTGGGGCTGAGTGCCGGAGAGACCATGGCGCTGGCCCCAGGGGTGCTCTTTGACCTGCTGGAGCTGCGCCGGCAGGAGCGGGATAAGGAGGACGAGGAGTAATGGCCACAAGAACCATCTCCACCCGGCTGGTATTGGAAGGAGAGGCGGAATACCGCGCACAACTGAAAAATGTCAACGCGGAGCTGGCCCTCCAGAGATCCGAGCTGGAGAAAGTAGAGAGCCAGTACCGGAACAGCGCCAACAGCATGGCGGCGCTGACGGCCAAGGGAGAGGCCCTCCAGTCCATGTATGACGCGCAGCAGGCCAAACTGAACCTGTATATCTCCCGCGTGGAGGCAGCAAGGAAGGCGGAAGAGTCCTATGCCAAGGCGATGGAGACGGCAAGGGGCAGGCTGGCGGAGTATCAGGCGCGCCTGGCAGAGCTGCAAAAGGCCGCTGGCAACACCGCCGAGGTACAGGCCAAGCTAAAGGAGCAGATCAAGGCAGAGAGCGAGGCGCTGGAAAAAGCCGAGGATCTACAGCAGAAGGCAGCCAACTCGGCCGCTTATTACCAGCGGCAGGTCAACCAAACCCAGGTATCTCTGGACGATCTCAACGAAGAACTGGCACAGAACCGCCGGTATCTGGCAGAGGCTGAAGAAGCCGCCGACGGCTGCGCCCAGTCCATTGACCGCTATGGACGCAGTGCAGAGCAGACCAGGAGCGCCGTCGATGCCCTGGCCGCCGCTCTGGTTGCCACAGGTGCCGCGGCGGGACTGAGGGAGATTGCAGAGGCGATCTGGTCGTGCGTCGAAGCATCCACAGAGTTTGAGAGCGCAGTCACCGGCGTGTATAAGACGGTAGAGGGCACGCCGGAGCAGTTGGCGGCGATCTCAGACGGCATCAAGGAGATGTCTACCCAGCTTCCGGCAACGACCACGGAGATCTCCGCCGTGGCGGAGGCCGCCGGCCAGCTTGGCATTGCCGTCGATGACGTGCTTTCCTTCACCCGTGTCATGCTGGACCTGGGTGAGTCCACTAACCTGACCGCCGAGGAGGCGGCCACCGCGCTGGCCCGCTTCGCCAATATCACAGGGACTTCGGCAGCGGACTATGAGCGCCTGGGCTCCGTCATTGTAGCCCTGGGCAACAACTTCGCCACCACCGAGGCCGAAATCACCGAGATGGCCACACGGCTGGCCTCCGCCGGCTCCCTGGCCGGATTGACAGAGTCGGAAATCCTGGCCCTGGCCGCCGCCATGTCCTCTGTGGGTATTGAGGCGGAGGCCGGCGGAACCGCCATGACCCAGACACTGGCCGCCATGGAGAAGGCCGTCTCCACTGGCGGGGACAGTCTGGAGCAGTTCGCCGAAGTATCTGGACTGTCTGCCGCCGCCTTTGCCGAGGCTTGGGAGGGCAGCCCCATTACGGCCATCCAAGCATTTATTTCCGGTTTGGACAGCCTGGAGGAGAAGGGCGAAAGCGCCGTGCTGGTGCTGGACGAGATGGGCCTCTCCGGCGTCCGTCAGTCCAATATGCTCCAAAGCCTGGCACTGGCCTCGGATCAGATGACAGGGGCGGTAAGCCTGGCGGGGCAGGCTTGGCGCGAAAATACGGCCCTGGCGGAAGAGGCCGGCAAGCGATATGAGACCACCGAGAGTAAGATGGCTATGGCGGCCAACGCCGCCAACAACCTGAAGGTGGCTATCGGGGACGCGCTGAACCCCGCGCTGGGAGAGCTGGCCGAGACCGGGACTGACGCATTTACCTGGGCTGCCGATTTTGTGGAGGAAAACCCATGGCTGGTACAGGCCCTGACCGGAGCGGCGGGGGCCGTTGGCCTGCTGGCCGCCGGCATCACCGCCTATGCGGCCGTCGCCACCGCCGCCAAGGTGGTACAGGACGCCCTAAACCTGTCTATGTCGCTTTGTCCCGCGGTGGCCATCGCCGCAGCCATCGGCGCGCTGGTGGTGACCATCGGGTCGTTTATCGCTTCGGCGGATGACTCCACGGTCTCTGTCAAGGAGCTGACCCAGGCAGCGGAAGAGATGCAGGAGACCATGGAAAGTGCCAGCGCCTCCTATGAGGAGACCGCATCCAATACGCTGGCCACAGCAGAGGCCGCCCAGGCTTACCTCGACAAGCTGGAGGAGCTGGAAAGCCGGCAGGCTATGACTGCCGAGCAGGCGCAGGAGTATAGCAATACAGTTGCGCTGCTGGTCAATCTGATGCCGGAGCTGTCCCAGTATGTGCAGGAGAGCGCGGACGGTTTCGGCCGGGTGACCTTCTCCCTCACGGAGAGTATCTCTGCTCTCCGGGACTATGTGGATGCCTATGAGCAGGCAGCCATGCAGGCGGCCCAGGCGGAGGTTCTGGAGCAGTACCGGACAGCCTACAACGCCGCCTATACGGAGATGTACGCCAACCAGGTGGAGCTGGCCAAGATTACGGCCACGGTTTCCGAGCTGGAGGAACGGCGGCTTGAAGTAAATGAGCGGATCAGCCAGCTTCAGAGCCAGGAGAGCACCACACCGGAGGAGCGGGCAGAGCTGGACCGCCTCTATCAGACTATTAGCGCCTTGAACGAAGAACTGGGGGAAGCGTACAAGCAGCAGGAGACTTATGCCCAGGCAGTGGAGAGCAGCACGCCGCTCCTGGAAGAAGCCCGGCAGGAGCTGAATGAGACCGAATCAGCCATGCAGGATCTGACCGGAGCCACCGAGGACAACACCGACGCCCAGAACGAGAACGGCGACAGCGTGGGAGAGTCCATTGGAACCTGGGAGGATCTGCAGAGCGCCCTGGAGGACGCAACCCAGAGCACCCGCACCCTTGCCGACGCAGAGGATACTCTCTCCTCCGCCCTTCAGGAGCAGGCCGAGAACGGTTCCCTGAGCCTGGACACCGCTCTTGATCTGATTGACGCCGGGTATGCCGCGGCCCTGGCCATCGACACGGAAACCGGGGCGATTACCATCAACAAGGATGCCTACATTGCCATCACCCAGGCCAAGATCCAGGAGCAGATCGCCACGCTGGAGGGTCAAAAGGCCAGTGTGAACGCAGCTCTTGCCATGCAGGACGAGGCTCTAATGGCCACTGACTTGGGGAAAGCGTATCTGAATGCGGCCCAGGCTAAGAGTGCCTTAGAGGGGCAGGCAAAGTCCTATGAAACACAGATTGCAGCCCTGGAGGCGCTGAAGGGCTCCCTGAACAGTTATACCTTCACCTACACATCCACCGTCCGGACCACCGCTTCCGCATCCAGGCAGGTGAAGACCCAGGCCGAGCAGGACCTGGCGGCCTACAAGGAGCTCAAGGCCACCCTGGACCATGAGAAGGCCATGGGAGAGGTGGAGGAAAAGGAATATTATGCCCGGCTGGCCAGGCTCCGGGACGAGTACCTTACCGACGACGACAACCTGGACGAGTACCGCAAGATCACCGAGCAGATCTATCAGTACGACCAGAAGCTCGCCGAGGAGGAGCAGAAACTCTGGGAGGAGCATTCGGAGGCCATGCTCTCCAACTGGGAGGAACAGCTTGAGAGCATCCAGGCCCAGACTGAAGATACCCTCCAGGAAATCCAGTCCGCCATGGAGGACATAGAGGCCCAGCGGGACAAAATGGCGGAAAAGCTCTCCAGCTATGGGGATCTGTTCACCATGGAGAAGGACGGTGACGGCGGCGAGGCGTTTTCCCTCAACAGCCTTCAGGAGCAGCTGGACGCCATCACAGCCTACGGTGAGACACTGGACAAGCTGGGCGGCCTGGGACTCTCGGACAGCCTCATGGAGCGGGTCGTGGGCATGGGTGTGGACGACGCCACAGCCTACGGGGAGGCCCTGCTGGGGATGACCGAGGAGGAGCTGAAAGCGTATCTGGAGACCTGGGACCAGATTCAGGCGGAGTCCCGGCGCATCTCCGACGCCTTCTACGCCGATGAGCTGGATGCCTTGCAGAATGAGTACGACCAGCAACTGGCCGACGCCCTGGACAGTATCAATGTTACTGTCTTTGAGAGTGGCCAGGAGTGGGGACAGCTTCTGGTGGACGGCCTGTCCTCCAGGGAGAGCGAGCTCCTGAACAAAGCCGCAGAGATTGCCCGGAAGGTACAGGCGGAGCTGAGCACTGCCTATGGGCCGACCGGGACAGCTATAGACGGTTCCCACGCTGGCGGCCTGCCCTATGTCCCTTATGACGGATATATCGCTGAACTGCATGAGGGGGAACGGGTTCTGACCGCCGAAGAGGCCCAAGCATACATCGCCCGCTCCATGCCCTCCAGCTACAGCCTGCCTCCGGAGCGTACGGGAGGGATAGACCAAAACATCGCCGCGGGGCTGGTGAACAGCATTCAGGCGGTGCTTGCGGGAGCGAACAGTACGGCGCAGCCCCTCTCTGTCGTATTAAAACTTTCCAACGGGCGTGAGATTGCCCGCTGGCTGCTGGATGATATCAGAGCAGTATCAAAGGCCAACCCGGAGGTGGTGAGCGGCGTATGACACAGTTGATTCTCGCAGATAACATCTATCTGCCGCAGACCAGCCACGACAAGTACAAGTGCTATCCGGCCCAGCTTGGGGAGCTGGTGGACATGATCTCTGGACGGCGTGTCCTGGAGGTGCGGGGCTTGGTGCAGATGATTGAGTACGAGTATGACTACATGGGCAACGAGCTCATGCGGAAGGTCAACGCAGTGCTCCGCTCCGGCAAGTCGTTCCAGGCGGCCTACCTGCCCGATGACGGGGACAGTCTGGTGGTGTCCACCTTCCTGACGGAGAGTTTCCCGCAGCCCACCTTTGCTTTTTCGCGGGGCGGGAGGCCCTACTGGCATAATGTGGCGTTTACACTGAGGGAGGTCAAGCCCCATGCTTAGCAGCTCCGCCGCCTATGAGGCGGCTATCACCGGCGACACGCGGCGGATGTATCTCAAGGCCGTCATCGATATCATCGACCCGGATATCGTTTACGGCACGGTGGACAGCTCCGGCGTGGCCAATGTATGCCGGCCGGAGCAGATCCACGACAAGGAGATGGAGCTGCTCCCCTACGCCACGCTGGAGCCCAACCGCTGGGCACTCAACGGGCAGTTCAAGCTGTTCCCTCTCCAGGGGGCAGACCATATCGGCTTCCTGGGGGATGTACTGTCCGGCGCGGAGGGGGTATTCTCCCCAGCGGTGTGGGTGGAGGAGCATTTTTCCAATGTCTCCATCCTCCAGGCGTGCTCCATCTACTTCCCAGTAGCGGAGTGGGACGGGGTGCCCACCGACTTCACTGTAGAGGTCAGGCAGGGGGGCACGGCCTACTACACCAAGACCGTGGCTGGCAATACCGCGTCCAGCATTGCCCTGGACGGCTTCACTGTCAATAATCCGGACGCCATCCGGGTTACGGTGACCCGTTGGTCACGGCCGGGCCGCCGCCTGCGGGTGCCGGAGATTATTCCTGGTTTGTATGAGGAGTGGGACAGCTCTATCCTGGCCCGGTTCACTCTGAACCAGCAGGTCAATTTTTCCTGCCTGGCGCTGCCCTACGGCACCTGCTCCCTGTCCATGGACAACCTGGACCGGAGGTTTGAGCCCCGCAGCAAGAGCGGCGTGTTCCGCTCCATCGAGGAGCGCCAGGGCATCCCAGTATCCATTGGAGTAGCTTTGCCGGACGGCACGGTGGAGTACAAGCCCAAGGGCATCTATTACCAGTATTCCGGCGGCTGGAAGACCGGCGACAATGGCCTGACCATGCAGTGGGAGCTGGTGGACATCGTGGGCCTGGTCTCCGGCCGGCAGTACATCCCTCCCGCCCAGCTCCCCACCACGCTGGAAGGCTGGATAGCCTCCATTGTGGCGCAGCTTGGGGACAACTTCGCGGGTCGGTACCATGTGGACCCGGAGTATGCCGGCCGCTCCCTGACGGCCCGGAGCGCGGAGGACGTGAAGGGGAAATCCTGCGGCGAGCTCCTGCGCATGGCCTGCATGGCGGCCGGGGTGTTCCCCCGGGCCGACGATGAAACCGGGGACCTTACCGCTGAACCTCTTTGGAACCAGGGAGCAAAGATGACTCTGGACAACATGGAGGCGTACCCGGTCATGAAGGCCAACGATGATCTGGCCGCACTCATTTTTAACCTGGCAGACGGGAATGGCACTGAGTATGTGGTATCGGGCAATGCCACGGCATCCGGGAACACGGTGGCGGTCAATAACCCGTTCATCCACACCCAGGCTGAGGCGCTGACGGCCGCCCGGCTGATCCTGTCCACCTATGGCGGCAACCAGTTGGAGGCCGTGGGGCGGGGCAACCCGGCATCGGAGCTGGGGGATGTGGATACGGTGTGGCTCAACGAATCCACGGCTACCACAGGGCGCAGAATGTCTCAGACGTTCGACATGTCCTCCGGCGTGCTGAAAGGCAGCCAGAGCACGATCCTCCAGGCCGACGGTATGTTTTTGTACGAGAACCGGGAGGTTATCACTGAGCCCGGTATCTGGACAGCTCCCCCCGGGGCGACCTCCCTCCGGCTCATCCTGGTGGGCAAGGGGGAGGACGGAGGCCACGGAGAGCCTGGTACCATGGGGAAAGCGGAATCCGAGGATGGCTTTGGGGAGGCCGTCACGGGCGGCTATGGAGCTGACGGAGAGGATGGGGCTGGAGGCAGGGTCTGGACAGGGAAGATTGGAATTAACCCCCAGCAGCAATTCCAGATCTCCTTCAGCGGGCCAGATACTATATTCGGCACATATTCCAGCGCCAATGGCGTGCAGTATCCCACCGGGTTCTCCGATGTGGCTAGCGGAGATGTGTATGGCAGGTCTGGCGTTGAGAAGCCGATCCCCGGCAGTGGGGATGGAGGGGCCGGAGGCAGGGGCGGAGCCCCTGGGTATGGCGTGTATAAGCACAACATCTGGCCGGGCGGCGGTTCGGTTACATTTAAGGTGCTCGTCGAGCCAGAGCCGGGGAAACCCGGAGCGGCAGGGGCACAGGGCTGTGCCGTTATCTATTGGGACAAGGAGGGGTGAGTATGTCCGGAACATGGACGCCTCTGGTTATTTCGGCCAGTTTTGCACCCAACCCCGTATCAGTCGGGCTGCCCACTGTCCTGTCTGTCGTCGTCATCGACGCCCAGGGCGGAGAGCGGGAGGATCTCTGGTACAGCGGCGAACTCCAGGCGGGGGAGGTGTAGTGCGTGGCGATTACCCAGGTGCGGGCGCAGTTCAATGGTCAGTGGTACACGCTGACCTACAACGAAGACGCCAGAGCCTATCAGACGACTATCACGCCGGACACATTCTCCGGCGGTCAGCCGGACGGGTATTACGACGTAACGGTAGAGGCCACCAACGACAGCGGCGTGGTAGTGACTACAGATGGGGGCAATCTGCCGGGCCTACGGTTGGTGGTGCGGGAGACCATCCCGCCCATCCTGACCCTGGTATCCCCGGAGGCGGGCTATGTGACCAGCAACACGCCTGCGGTAACGTGGACCGCCAAGGACAACGCCGGCGGCTCCGGTATCGACCCGGACAGCGCCATGGTGAAGCTGGATGGGAAGGCAGTTCCGGCGGAGCAGGTGTCCGTCACGGTGGGCGCAGGCGGGACGTATACCATCGCCTATACGCCAGGGGCTGCTCTGGCGGAGGGGCCGCACACCGTCCAGGTGGTCATCAGCGACAACGATGGGAACACAGCTACGATGGAGGCAAACTACATTGTAGATACCGTACCGCCAGCTCTGTCCGCGTTGCTGTCCTTCGAGGAGGTGGTAGCGGATGCCTATACGGTTACCATTATGGGGCAAACCAACGATGCCACCGCCCCTCCGGTGACCATGACCGTGATGGACAACGGGGCGGCAGCGGGGGCTCCGGAGGTGGGGCCGGATGGACGGTTTTCCTTCCTCCTGAACCTGGAGGTAGGTGAGAACCACATCACGGTCACCGCAACGGACGGGGCGGGGCTGACTACCACGGCCAGCTATTACATCATCCGTATGGTCACCGACCGGACACGGGCCGATGTGGACGCCCTGAACGACCGTGGGACATACAACGCCTCTGATCTCAACCGGGTCAATACGGCCATGGCTTATCTGGACGGGTGGCTTTCAGAGGCGGGATACGTCACCGGATATGCCAGCCAGGGTATTGCCTGGGCTATAGATGACATCCCGCTACAGGCACAGATGGCGGACTACCTGTCCAACGTTGGGGCGATCGGTGGCACGTTCTCCCTTGCCAACGCCCCAGCGCTCCTGGCCTCGATGGAGCTTCTGACCCATGAAGGGGCCAATCACATTGAGCGGGTTTTGGTGCTGACCGACCAGATCCGCGCCCGCTTGAAGCGGTCGCCATTTATGAGCGGCGAAATATTTTGTGGTGAGGTGTAACGATGCAAGACGGAATCATAGCTGGTAATGGAAACAGTCGGTATTTAAAAACGGTGGCGGCAGCGCTTTCCCTGTATCCTACCTATGAGGATTTTATCACGGCGCTGATCGCTGGGACATTTCCTATTGACCTGAACGGGATCAATGAGGCAGGGTGGTCGCAGAAGGGGACACCCCTGAACAAATTTACCTTGGTAAGTGACACCACAGAAACCAAGATATGGGGTTCAGCCGGGAACCATACAGTTGACCAGGTGTTCGGGAAGATACTTGGCTCAATCGGATATTATCTGATAAAGGAGTACACATCGCCGGGGAACTACACCTATACGTTCGACCGCAAACATGCAGATATTTTTGTGGTTGTGGTTGGTGCTGGAGGCGGCGGCGGTTCGAGTGGAGAGCGCGGTGGAGGAGGCGGCGGAGGTGGGGCCGCAGCGTTCTTCCATGTTTTGGATAGCGATAGCATTCAAAACAATAGTATTGTTGTTGGTTCTGGTGGCGCTGGTGCAGTCTCTTCTCTTGGGACTGGCAACGTGAATCATGGCTCCGCTGGTGGGAGCAGTAGCGTTTTTGGTATTACCGTACCTGGTGGTGGCGGTGGTCGTGCCAATTCTGGTGGCCGTGGTGGTGGTTACTCCTCCGATGAGATCGCTCCTGGCTGGCTTATGATAGGTGGCGATGGTGGTATGGATAATAACAATGGCGATGCCGGGCCTATGCTTTCTGTTGTGGGGTTTAAATATTTTGGCGGTGGAGGTGGCGGGGGTGGTGCTCCTAGCCTTAATGACCCGCCTACTCCCGGCGGAAATGGCGGTGACGGTGGAGCCGGTAATGGTGGTGCTGGAGCTACCATGCAGACCAGTGCAACAAATGGTACTGATGGAACCCGCGGCGGTGGCGGAGGAGGTGCTGGATCGGGGAATACTTTCCGCTCCAGCGAGTATAAGCCAAGCGGCAAAGGTGGCAAGGGTGGCGATGGATATGTGGCGATTTACGCAAGAGGTATTTCTTGATGAAAACAGTCTATTTAAATGAGGATAACACTGTCCGCGAAATCATCCCGGAATATGCACTCCCGCCGGAGAAGTGGTATAGCGAGGCATTTGCACGACGCTGCGTAGAGGTACAGGACGATGTAGAGCAGGGGTGGCGCTACAACCCCGAAACAGGACAGGCCACCCCGGACACAAGACCGCCGGAGCCTGAATCGCCCTCGGCAGAGGACATTACTCTGGAGATGCTGGCCGACCATGAGGAGCGGCTTTGCATGTTGGAAATCACCACTAATACTGTCTAAGAAAGAGGGGAAGGACATGAACACGGTATTTAATCTCTGCAAGCTGCTTATTGACCGGGGCCGCACCGACGGCCTACAGGACAAGATGGATGTCTATCTCGCCGCCGACCGACTCACCCCCGAGGAGTACCAAGAGCTGGCCGGGCTGCTGGCTCCCGAGAAGGCATAAAAAAGCCGCCCGGATGGGCGGCAGATCGATGGGAGGTCATGGCAAATATGTTGCTGTTCACTCTCTTAAATGGGGCCTTGCACGGGAAGAATATAGCAGCACATTGCCATGGCTTGAGAGGATTATACCACAAAACAAAAATGAAAGGAAGTATCACAATGAAAAACATCAACTGGAACGAGCTCACCCCCGCCTGCTACGCGATCGCCAACGCCAACGATGTGGATGTGGGTGTAGGCGGCAGCATGGTGCAGAACAACATCCGCCACGGCAGGGCGGAGCATCCCGGCGCGGAAAATCTGCCCGCGGCCTTCCGGCCTGACTGGGCAGCCTTGGGCGCCGACGCAGATCTGGCCGCGGAGAACGACGAATTTAATGCCTGGATCAGAAAGCGCCAGGCCAACTTCAAGGACTTGGCCGCCCTGTGGAACGCAAAGGACTATCAGGGCATGGTTGAGCTGATGGAAGGAGCCGCCGACCCCGGCCCCATCAACGGCGAGAAGCCCAGCGACCATGAGTAAGTACATAGCGGTCATCACCAGGGCGGACATCACCCGCGCCGCCCTGGTGGAGGCCAGGGGGCGGTCTATGGAGCAGGTCAAGGCCGCCTGCGGGTGCCAGTATATCCTCAACGCCTGGTTTTATCACACAATCACCGGGAAGCCCGTCGGCAATCTCAAGATCGACGGCACGGTCAAGGCCACGGCCGGCTGGAATTGCTGGGGGCTGACCTGGGACAAGGGCGCCGACATCCGCATGGACATCGTACCCGACAACGGCGGTGCCTCCTACCTCAGCGGCGTAGAGCTGCTGACGCCCACCAGAGGGCCGGGCAAGGCCCTCAGCTACTCCCCGGAGTACGGGGACACCCGGGGCCGCTCCGCCGTCCTGCTGGCCGGGGCACGGGTGATCCTGTACTGCTCTGGCGACGGCACCCGCGATGCCAAGACCCCCGAGGCGTTGCGGGACGAGCTGGTGAGCATCGGCTGCCGGTACGACCAGGCGGCCAGCCTGCGGGCCCTGGGCCTCGACGCAGGCAGCTCCTCCAACTG